ATGCCAAAATTAACTGACATCCAGATCCGGGCGTGGATTAAATCCGATGAGCGTTTTGAAGGGAGGGCTGATGGCAATGGTCTTTACCTCAGATATCGTGCTGCGGATAAAGGCCCTAACTGGCGCTTTCGTTACCGGTTCGCTGGCAAAGCCAGGGCCATGCTAATTGGCTCATATTCAGACTTGCCGCTTGCGCGTGCGCGCGAGATTGCAAAGGAGCTATCTGCTCGGGTATCCCTCGGATATGACGTGGCTGGTGAAAAGCAGGAAAGGAAGGCCGAGGCGCTGGCGAAGATAGAAGCTGAGAAGAACGCCATTCACGTTTCAGGATTGGCCGCCGAGTACTACACACGTCAGATTGAGACCACCTACAAACACCCTGAGCTTTTCCGCAGCAGCTTACAAAAGAATATCGTAGCGCTGATTGGCAAGATGAAAGTTGAGGATGTCCGGCCGCGCCATATAGATACCGTTCTGCAGGATGTTCTGGAACGAGGATCCCCAACTGTTGCTAACGACGTTCTCCGCATGCTCAAACGCCTGTTTGATTACGCTGTGGTGCGAGGGATGATTGAGGTTAACCCGGCCATTTCGTTTGGTGCAAAAGATGCTGGTGGTAAAGAGGAAGGGCGTAAGCGGGCGCTGAGTCGGGAAGAACTGGTTATGTTCTTTAAGGCGCTGCGCCGCGGGCGTGGCATCAGCAGAGAGAATGAGCTCACATTCAAAATCATCCTCGCGCTGGGGGTGCGCAAAATGGAACTGTGCGCAGCTGAGTGGTCTGAATTCAACCTCGATAAAGGCGTATGGTATTTGCCCGGCGAGCGTGCAAAGAACGGCGATGACATTGATATCCCGCTGGCGCAGCCGGTAATTGAATGGATTAAAGAGATCCGCCTTTTTGCTGGTGACAGCCGCTGGCTGATTCCGGCCCGCCGATCGAGAACAACATCCCACGTTAGCAGGGCCACTCTGAACATGGTGATGCCGTCCGTTCTGAAAGAAATGGCAGACGTTGAGCCATTCAGTATTCACGATTTGCGCCGCACCATGCGCACCCAGATGGCGGCGATAGGTATTGACCCCGTGATAGCAGAGCGTTGCCTGAACCATAAAATACCCGGTGTGCAGGGTATCTATAACCGGCATGAGTATTTCGAAGAGCGCAAAGCGGCGCTGGCGCAGTGGGCTGATCTGCTGGTAGCGCTGGAGAGCGGAGAGGATTACAACGTTACTCCAATAAAAATGGCGAACTAACCGAACAGATTGAGCCTAGCCCGACGGGGTGAAAAGCGGGAAGCCTTACCGCCTGGCTCAATTCTTTTTAAGGCAAGCGTAAAAGGTAACGCAATGAGTAAGTTATTTAAGCTCAAAGAATGGCTGACGCTAAAGGAAGCATCAGAGAGGCTATCCGTATTTTTGGGTGAAAGGGTTTCTATTGCTGATTGTTTGCAGTTGGCGTTGGATAAACACATAACCATTTCAGCTCTTTTTAATGAAGGTCAGTATGTTATTCCTGCCAAAATAATCCGTACGACCCAACGTGAGCAGTTTTCGAAATTTATTATAAGGACAACGGAAGATGGAGCTTACATTGGGCTTATGGGAGAAGACCGATTTGCTTCAAATCGTGAGTTAGATTGCGAATATGAAGATATTGAGAGGCATGGCGATGTATTCAGAATGCGTCACGGGATCTATGATCTACCGATGCTAGGCGCAGAAGAACTTGATGTTATGCACCAACTAGACATGCATGTTGGCCGAGAACCGCGCGAATTTTGCAATATGGAAGGGCCATTTTTGATTACCCCATACGGCATGGTGAATGTGTTAAGCCAATTCAATCCCTGGATGCTAAAGGCGAACGAGAGCGGCTCACCGGAGTATTACGACAAAGTTAAAAACGATTTCGTGGATTTTTCCCATGAAGGCTATGGCGGGTTCCTTTACCCGGCCGACGCTTTGAGGGATTTTGAGCTTGTATTCAGAAGAGGGAATATCGAAAAGTTTGAGCAAGAAAATTCTGATGATGCTCAGAAAACGCTAAAACTTGATGAGAGCCTGCATGTAATAGGCGCTCTGCTCAATGCTTTAAAGAAAGCTGAACCAGCATCGAAGAGATGGACTCAAGAGGCGCTGAAAGCAGAGATGATGGAGCATGGCGTCAATCTAAGCCCGCGACTTCTTGATGAATATTTTTCCATGGCTAATAAATCTTTTAAATCAGGGAGATAATTTCGCACCGAAAACCCATTTTTCGCTGCGATGACTTAATCACCTTCAAGGCACATGATTCTCGTAACGACGCAGCAGCGCCTACAAAGGAGTTACGAGAAGCATGATCACAGACACCATCCCCAACACAGGTTACATCCGCCGCTTTCGCCTGGCTGAATTGCTTGGCGTTAGCGTATCCACCATTGACCGTAAGGTACGCAACGGATCACTTCCTCGACCGGTGAAGCTGGGCGAAAAGATTACCGCATTTGATGCCGTCGAGATTAATAACTGGCTGGCAGAACGCCGGGGGAAGGTGGCTTGATGGAAATAAAAAACGCCCGTGCTACCGAGCGTCATATCGAACTGAATCAGAACCCCGCGCCATTTAAAAGCGCTTGTGGTGATGATAGCCAGCAAGACACCACAAAACCAGTGCCAAAGAAACATAAAGCTCGCGTACTCATTCTACGTTCCGGCACAACCGGTATCACTGAGAACGAGATCCTGCGTTACTGCCGCCTTTCCTCTGGACGCAATTATTTATCGGACCTCGAAAGACGCCTCGATATTCAGTTTGAACGTATTGATGAAGCCAATCCTGATGGCATTGGCAGCCATTACCGCTACCGCTTCATTAAGCGTGCCGACGTACAGAAGGTGATCACCCTCGTTAATGCCAGCGCAGTGACCAACGGCCACCAGCCGCTCAATCAGATGGAAGTTGACGACATTCTGAAACTGTACCCGGATAACGCCGCCGAATAAGGAAAATGATGATGAAAAATAATATGACCTTAGCCGGTCAGGGCCTCGCTCACCCTGCAGCCAGCCAGAAGGTAATTTACCAGGCCAGCGAAAGCGATATTTCCGTTATCAAATTAGAGGGCGCGGAGGTGCGGATCGGGAAAGTAGCAGGTGAGCCGTGGTTTGTTGCTTCCGATGTATG